ACGATGAGGGATTATTCTTCAACGGCAAGACAGTCTTTATCGGCGGAGATATGATCGAAACAGGATTCACCATCGGCAGGTTCTATGAGTTCAAAAATGGTAAGACCATAGACGATGATGGAGCGATAAGGCCGTATAGCGATCCGCTTGATAAAAACAACCTCAAATCGTTCGGCTTTGTGGCGCTGGTAGACTAATCATCCTTCCTCTGGTGCTGTACAAGCGCACCGTCTTTATACTATGTATCGTCCTTTTTTCATGATAAGCATATCCTCTCTTATAAAGAATTAGTTTTTTGCTCTACAAAACCTCAACAATTATCCATACTTACAGGCGGTGCGTTTCTACAGCGCCGGAGGAGAACACGATGAACATTCTAACAGCCAACATCAACTATTATCGGTCGCTGACCAATAAAACAAAAGAAGATATCGCATATAGGCTCGGAATCAGCCGTGTTACATTCAAGCGCAAATGTGACAACGAATCATTCACGGTCAGAGAACTGAGACTGATGGCGGCTATCTTCGACACTACGATCACAAATCTACTGAAAGGGGTTTGATAAGGTGGAGAAAAAAATAATCGTGAACGTATTTGTTGCGTACTTCGCTTCTCTTGGAATCGGCTTGTCGATTGCTTACGACTACATACCGCTGGTTTTTGTATTTGCGATCGTCTTTGCAGGAACGCTTGTTGTATTCATGAAGATATCGAAAGAGATTGAACAGGAGAAATGGGAAGCCGACAGAAAACTGAGCAAGATGTTTAACGACAACGAAAAGGCTTTTCAGGACGTATACAGGGCTTTAGCTCTAAAGCAGGACAAATACCGCAAAGAGAACATTAAGCCCGGCAGTCGTCCTTCTAAGGCTTATGAAAGGATGGTAAAACTATATGACGGTAGGGCAGAGGATCAAGCAGCTCCGACTGTTCAAGCTGGGATGGTCGAGGGACGCTCTGACGATAGCGCTCGGAAAGCGGAATAACAAATGTGTTACCGACTGGGAGCACGACAACACCCACCCGAATTTCAAGACATATCACAAGCTCCTTGAAATATTCGATATCACCGATGAGGAATTTATGAAGGGGGTTGACCTGGAATGACGTTCGGACGGAGGCTCAGACACCTAAGAAAAGAAAAGAAGCTCAGCGCAGAAGAACTGGCGGAGCTTGCTAATGTCGGTCAATCGAGCGTGTATTTTTGGGAGCTGAACAGATGTTATCCCTCGCTATACGCCATGCACCAACTGTTGAAGGTGTTCGATATCACTTATGAAGAATTTATGGAAGGAGTTGAATTGTAATGACAGATATGTGGCTGAGAATCACGCTGACAGTGGTTGCTTATGTGTTCATGGGCGCTGTGATCGTCGGAATCGGTCGTGCGTGTTGGAAAGACAGCAAGGACGACTTCAAGATGGTTCTGGATGACTGCCGAAAGTTGTTTAAAAAGAAAGGAGCCGACTGAGGGCGTTCGCATACCAACAGTCGGCAAAGAAGCTAATGAACTAAACTTCGTGCTTCTATTGTAACACAGAAAGCGAGAAAAATCAATGGAAAAATTTATTTGTTTAAATCACAAGTGCGGCGCTATTTTTGACGAGGATGAGATTGTTGAGATCGTGATTGACCGCCATCCCTACGGTGAGGGTACAGCTGCCGAATATGGCTGTGTATGCCCTCGGTGTGGCTCCGGCGATATCGTTCATGCGGTTCAGTGTGAGAGCTGCGGTAAATATTTCCCCGAGGATGAAGCGGAATACCACCCGATCACGGAGGACACCATCTGCCATAGTTGCTTTGAAAATTTAATAGCTATGGCGGAGGCGCTCAGGGACGAGAGGAGAGATCGGGCATGGGGATGATAGGATACTACACGCTCGGCAAGATAGGGCAGAGAGAGATCTGGCTCCCCGAGGATGATATATGTTGTAAAAACTGCGACGCTTCTTATACAGATAACATGAACCGCCCTAAATGCCCTGTTTTAAATCGAATCATCTTCGACAAAAACGCACGATATGAGGACTGCCCTGTTGAGATAACAGGGGAGATCAGAGGAATGAGAAAGGAGAAGTAAATGACTGACGAATTTAAAGAATATCTTAAATCTAAAGGTTTTTCGCCGACGCAGGTCGAATCAAAGACAGCTCAAATGATGGTTGACCTATTGATGGATGAAGATTGCAAAATCCTTGTTGCCGAAGCAACTAATACAGTTAATGAAATGAAAAAACAATATCTTTATATCAAAAACCAATATGATAGTGTTTTGAGAAAGTTTAATTCACTTTCCGATTTGATTATGGAACTTAAGTACGCTCAGGAAAAATACGGCACGGTTACTGATGAAAAAGGTTATACGATTTTAGCTATGTTTTCGGCAATGTTATGTCTGTGTGAAAGAACAGACGCAAGCGCGGACAAATCGCTTGAATCTATCAGCCATATTCTGTTTGCTTATCTTGGAGGTCAAGCGAGAGGAAATGTAAACAACTGAAAGGAGAAATAAATGAGCAAAGTAATCTGTATTATGGGCGAATCAGGTTCCGGCAAGACAACAGCCATGAGGAATCTGCCGCCTGACAAAACAATCTATATCGACTGTGACGGAAAAGGGCTGAGCTGGAAGGGCTGGCGGTCACAGTACAACAAAGAAAACAAAAACTATATCGTTTCGGATGAACCTGACACGGTGCTTGGTTCTCTGGTGTTCATCAACAAAGACCCGAAGTATAAGCACATCAAATACGTTGTAGTTGACACCCTCAACGGCATTATGATTGGCGACGAAATGCGGAGGGTCAAGGAAAAAGGCTACGACAAATGGGCTGACCTTGCGCAGTCGGTTTTCGATATCGTCAACAGCTCTAACAAATACCGTGATGATTTGACCATCATCTTCTTAGCGCACTCACAGACCGACCGAGATGATAACGGCTATCTGTTCACGAGGATCAAGACCTCCGGCCGCAAGCTCGACAAGATATGCCTTGAAAGCAAGCTGACGACGGTTTTACTGGCAAAAGCAAAGGGCGACGGTAAATACGTCCTCGAAACTCATTCTAACAATTCGACCGCAAAAACACCGCTCGGAGCTTTTGAGACTGACGAGATCGAAAACGATGTGATGTTGGTTATCAAGGCTCTTGAAGAATATTAATTAAGTAAAGGAGAAATAAACAAATGAAACCTTTTAGCAACTACGACAAAGTCCAATCAATCAGCAATCGTCCGAAGCTACCTGTTGACGGCTATGTCTGCAAGATCATGGACGCAGAGGTCAAACAGTACAACGGTAGGAACGGCGAGTTTGGAAAGCTGGATATCTCGCTTGATATCTACGAGGGCGACGAAAGCGGCTTTTTCGCAGAGGATTATCGTTCTCAGCAAAGAGAGGACAAGAAGTGGGGCTGTGTGTATAGCCTGTATCTCCCTGCCGACGACGGCTCCGAGATGGACGAGTTCACAAAGCGTAAGTTCAAAACGTTCATGGAAGCGGTCGAGGATTCTAACCCTGGCTACCACTGGGATTGGAACGAGGCAGGGCTCAAAGGTAAGATCGTAGGTATCATCTTCCGCAATGAAGAATGGGAGTGGGATGGCAAACACGGCTGGAAGGTCAGGCCGTTCGTGCCGAAATCTGCTGACGATATCCGAAAAGGCAATTTCAAGGTGCCGGATGATAAGCCGTTGAAAGACTCGACGGTCAACAACAGATCCACTTCTGCCAACACAGAGGATATCATCGACGGTGACCTGCCGTTCTAATGTATGTTGACACCGCAAGAAGTCAAAAGGGCTTTAGGCAGGTTAACGCTGATCGTAGACACACGAGAGCAGGACACTAAAGCCTTTAGAAAGCGGCTTGATCTTATCGGCTTTCCACATACAAGACAAAAGCTCGACTTCGGTGACTATTCTGCGACAACTGCGCTCGATGATGGCACAGAGATTTCTCTTGCAAATATTGTCAGCATTGAGCGCAAAATGTCGCTTGATGAACTCTGCATGTGCTTTGGCAATCAGCGCCAACGGTTTGTCAGAGAGTTTGAGAGAGCTAAACAGGCTCATGCGAAGCTGTATTTGCTCGTAGAAGGGGCAAACTGGGAAAACGTGATAACAGGTAAGTATCGGTCAAAAATGTCGCCACAGGCGCTCAGAGCGTCCTTGATGGCATGGTTAGCAAGATACGACTGTCAGGTGATATTCTGCAAGGCTGAATCTACACCGGCGCTGATAAGAGAGATTTTGTATCGAGAGATGAAAGAGAGATTGGAGGCAGATAATGAGCAATCGTAAAGGCTGGGTCAAGCTGCACCGAAAAATCGTAGACAATCCGCTTTGGCAAGAAAAGCCATACGATAAGGCTCATGCTTGGTTAGATTTGATTATGCTGACAAATTCTCAGGAAACGAAAATCAGTCTAAAGCACGGAGACGAGATCAGAGTTATGCGGAGCGAGCTATTTACGAGTGTGCGGTTTTTGTGTGAAAGATGGGGCTGGACACGGCCAAAGGTCGATAGGTTCCTTAATAGATTAGAAAGCAACGGAATGATAAAACAAAAGAGTTTTCCATCCGGCACTGCTATCAAAGTACTGAACTACGATAAGTATCAAGGCAAGCAAAATTAGACCGTGCCACCAAACGTGCCACCCTATGTACTACTTTTTGGCAAAAACCGTGCCACCAAACGTGCCACTTTTCGTGCCACCAAACGTGCCACCCTCAGACCGCATTGGAAAGCGGATAATCAAGATATGGCGTGCCACTAAACGTGCCATAAAACGTGCCACAAAGCGTGCCTCAGACCGTGCCACCAACCGTGCCACTAAACGTGCCAAAGTATAAGAATATATATAAGAACGTAGTAAGAACGTAGTAAGAATATATATATGCGCGTGCGCGCGTGAGAAGATTTTTTAGAAGTTTTAGGAGCAAAAAATGTTCAATGATGTATTTGCAGGGTTAGAGCAAAGGTCGAGGGAGAGCATACCGAGGAATCCTGATGACTATGTTGGGGACGGCAGTAAGATTCTGTATATCAACGGTCAAGTGTCTGTTGATGGGTATGGTTCGCCTTTGAATGATCGAGGGTTGATATATTGTGGGAAGTGCCACGAGTTGAAGTCTTATCGAGTGTACAATCCTATTCTTGGCAGAGTGCAGGAGCCTTATGTTGTCTGCAAGTGTCAACAGAAGATAGACGATAAGGAGCGAGATCGGATTATCGAGTACAACCGGCAGATACGAGTTGACGAGACTATGAAGTCTGCCGACAAGCTGATGTTGCAAAACACATTTGCTAAAGACAAATTCCCGAACGGACAGACAAGCCGCTTTTGTCGGGAGTTTTGCAGACGGTGGTTTGACTATTATCAGCCTAAGAATATCGGATTGTATTTGTACGGTGGAGTTGGCACCGGCAAGACGTTCTATGCTTCTTGTGTAGCTAACGAGATAGCAAAGGCATATAAGGCGACTGTCAAGATGATATCGGTCACAAGGCTTGTCAATGATTTGTTTGCGGCGAAAGATAAGACTGCTTATATCTCGGCTCTGGCTGATGTTGATCTATTAGTGCTTGACGATCTGGGAGCAGAGGGAAAGACGGATTATCGGGTTGAGCAGGTTTTTACGCTGATTGACGAGAGGTACAAAGCACAAAAGCCGCTTATTGTGACAAGCAATATCAGTTACGAAAAATTGAAGTCGGCTGCCGATATCAAGCACCAACGAATCTATGATCGCATTATTGATATGTGTGTGCCGGTCGCGGTCGAAGGTCGGTCTATGCGTAAGGCCCCATCGGTAGCGGATCAGAACGTCTATCAGGTTGATACAGCAAGCTTTGATGTAAGCAAATACGAGAACTCTGATTTGTTTGGGGATTGATAGAGAGGAGCGTGTTTATGGGTGAAGAATTAAACAGCCGTTTTTATTTGCGAGTTGGTGATTCCTATATGCCGATAGACGAGATACAGGAATATCCGATAGAGCCAACAGACGGAGAATCCGAAAGCAAAGATTATTTTGATAAAGACTTTTCGTTATCTGTGCCGATAAAAGACATAAATGTGCATAAATTCGTCGTTCAGGTCTTAGGTGTTAAAAAGCGATATTTGAATAAGCGGTTCACCAACAGGCACATTCATTTGCAGAAACACGGAAAGTCAAAGCGTGTTCGGCAAAAGAATTGGAAACGCACTTTCGGAAAGTTTGATGGGAGGGGCGAAAAAGGATGAGCCGCAGAGCTTCAATCGTTGGTAGCGCTCCATGCTATCAGTGCAAAGACCGTCATTATCTTTGTCATGCTGATTGTAAGAGGTTTAGATTTTGGCATGAGAGATTAGACGAGGTATACAGTAAGCAGAAAAGGAGACCGCAAAATGAAACCACCATGCACACAAGACTGTCCTGATCGTTCGCCTACTTGCCATAGCGAGTGTGAGCGGTATAAGGAGTTCCGAAAGAAAAACGCCGAAGAACGTGACCGCCGATATCGGGAGAATGAAGTTGAGCGGTATATTGGGGAGAAATACGATAAGGCGGCGAGGAAGATGAGAGGGAAGAGGAAAAGATGAACGTGCTTATCGATTGCGAAGAAAGCCAACGTGTGTGCATAGAGTTTAGGCGATTAGGGCATAGAGCTTTTAGCGCAGACATACAAGAGCCGTCAGGAGGTCATCCGGAGTGGCACATTTGCGGTGATGTAATTCCCCTTATCAACGGCAACTGCGAATTTACCACAACGGATGGCACAAAGCACAAACAAGACGGCAAATGGGATATGTTGATTGCTTTTCCTCCGTGTACTTATTTGAGTAATGCCGGTGCGTGTCGGTTATATCCACACAAAGGACAGATTGACAAAGAGAGATATGCGAAAGGATTAAAAGGTAAAGAATTCTTTTTGCACTTTTTATCAGCTGATTGCAAAAAGATCGCAGTTGAAAATCCTCGTCCTTTATCAATTTACGAGTTGCCATTACCGACACAGAAAATACAACCTTATCAATTTGATTCAGATGGGAAACACCCATATACAAAGTTGACTTATCTATGGTTGAAAGGATTGCCGGAGCTAATACCTACCACTCCATCAAACGAGCCAATAGACACATGGATATCAAGCAATACAAGCAAAAACAAAGGCAAGCAAAATGGAGCAGCGCCGAATAGCGAAAGACAAAAAAATAGATCAAAGACTTTTATAGGCGTTGCAAAAGCTATGGCTCAGCAGTGGGGAGACGGTATCATAAAAACCAAAGAGCCGTATCAGATTCATTTTGACGGCTATGTTTGACGAAGTGAAAACATATGACAACCCTACATATCTTTGAAAATGAAAGGAGAAAGAAAAATGTCACCTGATTTTTATACGCCTTTAGATTATGCAATTGCTTGTTTACAAGAAGCGAGAGAGAGTTATAAGGAAAATTCTGATTTTGATTATGCTATCAGCGAATGCGAAATAGCAAAGAGAGCTATTGAAATTGCAGAAACGAGATGTGAAAAAACAAAACGTCTATTTACAGGCATTAAAGGAATGTAAAAACGATTTGGAGGAACAAAATGACCACCCTACCAACAACACTTCTTATCATCGGCTCAATAATATTCTTTGTTCTTGGCGGTTTTGTCGGAGTTATCATCATGGCTCTGATGAGTATTGCTAAAGAAGCGGATAGACATATTGAGGGAAATGAGGAGAGAAAAGAATGATAACGAAAGAGATAACATGGGTCAGCGTTGATGAGGCGCTTCCGAACAAAGACGGAAGATATCTCATTGTGTCTGAGCTTGTGTTAAGCGGATACAGCTATGACACAGCGTATTTTTCCAAAAGCGGAAAGTATCTACACTTTGTCAACGGTGATGTTTCCAAAGACAAAAACATTTGGACTGATTATGATAGCGAATACGGAGACGTTCCAATTCGTGGAGTTAAATATTGGGCGGAGATACCAAAGATTACGAAGGAACTCAATCAATGAGCTTTATCCAAACGATTTGGCAAGAGATGGGAAAAGGGAATTTTTCATTTGCCATCTTGATTGTCGGAATAATACAAGTAGTGCTTATGATAGCTGAGAGGAGGAATAAATGAAAAAGCTGATATGCTTTACATTCGCCCTGATCGTCATGATCTCGTTATCCGCCTGCACTTCCAATCCCGATTCCGAACCGACAGAACCAATTAGCTGGTCAGTCATTGAAGAAGTCGGTCGGGACGGCGACGAGGTGCATTATCGGGAGCATTTGTCGAACGGAATGACGGTGGACAGATATACGAGGGAGGTGGAAAGATGAAATTTGTTGTTGAAATACCTGATGACGAGATAAAAGATAGTGTTCTTCGAGCAGTGGCAAACGAAATTACAAAAACATATTCTTTTGAAGGGAGAATATTTAAAAAGGCATACGGTGAGGTAATCAAGGAGATGATTTATAAACCCGATATTAAAGAGGACATTATCAACCGAACAGTGAAACAGGCAGCGGCAGAGATTCGCAGGAAAGCGCTGCCGAAAATTACAGAACAACTTTTCGGAGGTGAAAAATGAAAAGCCTAAATGATATGAAGTTGAACGAACGAATAAAGCTCTACGCCGAAGGCGACAAGAAACACGAAATACCCATTCATTCGTTTGATTTTACAAGGCAGGACGCAGAGGATATTATGAGTGCCCTAAGAATTGTCTGGTTATTATCGCGAGAGGATTATCCCCATAATTGGCAACACGAAAGGTCGGACATTGTAAGTTATATTCGTGGAACAAATGCGATTATTAAAATTGCAAAGTGTTTTGTTGAAAAATGCCCATTAACAACCGTATTTAGAATTAAAAGCGAGGAGGACAAACAATGAGCATGAATAAACTTATGGACGGCGTAGAAAAGCTGGTCAATCAGGAGTATGAGCTTTCATCCAAAGATCATGGCGAACAGTTTTCTTCATACCATGAGGCGTACGCAGTAATCAAAGAGGAAATTGAGGAAGCTCAAAAGGAGTTGGGTGATTTATATAAACACTTCTCGGTTTTCTGGAACGGTGTAAAGCATGACGCTATTCCTGCCGAAGAAATAGAATATATTGCCCGAAGTGCTCATCTTGCAGCTTGCGAATTGATTCAGGTTACAGCTATGGCGTATAAGACTACGTTAGGGTTGAAAGGAGATAATAATGAGCCCACTGATTAAGGGCATTGATATGCCGAAGAATTGTGACGATTGTAGACTAAGAAGTTTTAACCTTCTTGGTGGAATGATGTGTTGCATTGTTGATGAAAATGTGACTAATCAGGAATTTGCATACAAACGTCATCCAAATTGCCCTCTATCCGAAATCTCTACACCTCACGGCGATTTGATAGACCGAGATGATTTGCTTGCGTACTTCGATAGAAAAGCAAAAGGCAAAACGGCAGAAGAAGCATTGAAGCTGTTGTACACAGCGTTAAAAGCATACCCGACTGTCATAGAAAAGGAGATGAACTAATGAACTGGCTAAGTTTTGCAATGGGAGCAGGTGCGGTCATTCTGATCGAGTGGCTTATATTCACAATGCTTGTCATAAAAGCGGCGATCCGAAAGGCAAGCGGCAAAACAAACAACGCAACAAAGGAGGAATAAACAATGGCAAAAGCCTATTTATGTGATCGATGTAAGAACTTCTACAACAAATCTGCCAATAGTGCAGAACGGAAACTATTCTTGCGCAAGAAAGCCACACATAGCAATCTGCTGATCGACTTATGCCCTGATTGCTATGAGAGCTTGAGAAAGTGGTATAAGGGGCCGGCGGAGAGAGCGAAAGAAGCAGAATAACCAACTTATGCTTTTATTGCCTATGTAGCATATATAAAAAACAACAAACTACTCTAAGCATGAATTTATATTACTGACCCATAAAAACCATTTAATGTCCATTGTAGCCTTTATGTCAGAGCAAAAGAATGGATATTACGAGATTATTAAAAAGGAGATGTGCAGGAATGGAGATTTTAACTCCTATGAAAGCTATAAGAGCGAAGGCGCGAGGGACAAAAGGAGGCGAGTGATTCATGGAACAGAAAGACTTACAGGAAATTGGGGAGACTGTTGTTAAAACGAAGAAGAAAAGAACGAGACCCGACAGACAGCCTCAAACAGATCCCGGTGATAATGCAAAGTATATTCGACATTCGCTCAGACTGACAGATCTGCCTCGAGTAGATATGACTGACGCTCCTGCTGTAAAAAAGAGAGTAAGAGAGTATTTTGAAATCTGCGCAGAAGAAGATATGAAACCATCTGTTACAGGGATGGCTTTAGCTTTAGGAGTGGATAGAGGGTATCTTTGGATGTTGAGGACTGGGAACAAGGGTAAGAACCCCGATGTGGTTAACACACTAAAAACTGCGATGGCTTTACTCGACAACCAAATGGTAGATTATATGCAGAACGGAAAGATAAATCCTGTGTCTGGAATCTTCCTCATGAAAAACAATTTTGGGTATGCTGATAAGCAGGAAGTCGTCGTCACTCCTAACAATCCTTTGGAGGGTGATAAGGACGTAGCGGCACTTGAAGAACAGTACAAAGCAAGCGTACCGATCGACACAGAAGGAACGGAAGTCGAGGGCGCAGAAAGCGAGTAGAACCGCTACGAATTGAAAGCGCAGAAAGCAGAGATGTTCAGCTTATGCTCTAAAACCCTCAGAAACCGCCCTGTTTTGCGTTTTTATAGCTTAGACATAAGTTTATCCTACTGAGCGCAGAAAGTTGCTTAGAGGGGCACGCAGGGGCACTTTTGCACACAAAGGATTGATTTTAGGCAGAAAGAAAATTTGCAGAACAGCGCAGAACAGCGCAGAACGGACGTTTTCGGGAGCCTGATCGCTGAGTGCCGGGTGCTGAGAGCTGGACAAACGAACATGAAAGAACCGCTACGGCTTAGATTATTTTTAAACTGTAGCGGCTTTTTCTTTGTAGCGGTATGAATTGTAGGTTACATTTAGCAATATACTCACATATGCCTTTATTTCGCCTGTAATTGCCTTGTATTGCGTTTTTATATGGTTAGGCATGAATTTATATTACCGAGGGTTTAAACGCAATACAACCCTATTTAAAACGATTTTACGACATAGTCTGTTTTCGACATAAAAATAACCCTAACAGCTTTTTGCACTGTTAGGGCTTTTGTTTTTTTGTGTTCAGCATTGTAGACGGTAACGGATCGCGCTTGCTATTTCATCATCAGGAATATACGGTATATCAACTAATATCGGGTGCATAGTATCGGGTGTTAGATAATACGCTTTACCGTATTTCGGTAACAACTCAGCGCCGGTAGCGTTAATTATATTGCGTGAATCTTGCTTTGTGGGAACTCTTAACGCTACCCTGGAATCGATATTGACTTTAATTTGACCGTCAATTATATCTCTTGTAGGGCGCTGCGTAGCAAGTATTAAGTGTATGTTAGCCGCGCGGCCTAACTGTGCTATACGGCATAGGGGCTTGATAACGTCTCTTTTTTGAGTTGTCATAAGATCCGCAAATTCATCCACGAATATGTAAATGTGGGGATCGCTTGATTTTTTTATGCCGTATGATTGCATGATTTGATATCTATAGTCCATCAACTGAACACAATAGTCTATCAATCGTTTTATTCCGGCAGCTTCACTTTCATATGCTATTGTATGTGGTAGCGGCTTGTATTGCATTAATTCAACCCTTTTGGGGTCTATTAATACAAGTTGTTTTTGGTTAGGTGAATCAAATATGCAGTCATATATTAAACCGTTAATTAAAACGCTTTTGCCGGATCCAGTAGACCCGGCAATTAGTGTATGTGGCTGTTTTAGGATATCATCATATAATATTGGGATTTGTCTGGTATAGGGCTGAGTATTTACCATAATTCACCAGCCGCCTTTAGTTTGTAATAAGTTGGAGTCGCTGCTGCTTCTTCCCTCATTTCTTTTATAGCTTCTTTGATGGCTTTTACAGTTCCTTTATAGTCGCTATATCCAGTGCACCAGCCTGGAGTACAAGCAACTAAACCATAACCGGCGCAGTTCAAAAAGAATTGTTTTATCTCTGTTATTTCCTTTTGTGCTTCCAGCTTTTCGGCATAATCATCATAGCATATACCAAAATTGTTTTCTATGTTTATCGTGAATCCCTCATAATATCCAGGCTTCACGGTAACATGAAAATAATAAAAATAATGATTGCTTAATTCGTCTACAATGTTTGCATAGTCTGTATCATAGTCAAGTTGGATTTGTTCGTAAATACAGTTTAAAACGGCTTCTTCATTGTCTGGATTTACTCCATATTCTTCTTGAATAAATTCCATAAAATCTGGATCGTTTTTATAATCGTCTACTTCATACGGCTTTACACCTAAAGTAATATAATCACTTGTATAATAATTAATAGCGCCCACGGTTATACCCCCTCAAACATATTCGTGATGATTCATACAATAATCATCTAAAAAATCATTAACTTCTTTTGCTTCTTCATTATCACAAAGAATTTCAAAGTGTACGCAATTAAAACAGCCGCTTATTTCATACACAAAAGAATTGTTGCTTAAATACTCTTGTAGTGCCTCTGCTAAGTCGATCCACATAGTCTCGAAGTTTCTATATTTTTTCATTGTTTATGCCTCCTTATTAATACAAATAACTCCTAAAGTGGTTAGGGTGTACACTATCAATATTACTTGGTAATAGTTTGTTAAATTCCTTGCAAGCGTTGTCAAATTGCTTTTCTTTTTCTTTAAGTTCGTAAAATTCTTTCATGATTCTTTTCGCCCTTGCTTTAGGGTTTTTAACATATTCACGGTAACAAGACAAATAAATATCTTCTTGCGATATCGCTTGAATTTTATTGTCTTTCAAGATTCTAATACGATCGTTAACTTCTTTGTCATATCTTGTATAGATATCAAAGTCGTTATATCTAAACAAATATCCATACTCTTTTGTACTGGGATATATTGTCGCGCCGTCGCTGCTAAAGTATACCCGGCAAGCTGTTTTCGATTCGATCTCTTGACTGATTCTTTCTCTTGTCTTTTCGCCGTATGGTTTATTATTGTACTTTTCCAGCGCCTCAATAATAAACGGTACAACTAAATTGTAAAGCTTGTTTCTTGCGTTTTCTTTTAGGATCATGTTTTCAAGCTTCAATAAACTTTCTTCTTCATAAAGGGGAAGCTGCTTTTTTTCGCTCCAGGGTGTGTTCTCCAGTTCTTCTTTAATAGCGTTGATTCTTTTTGTGTTAGCTGAAATTTTAGCAATGATTCTTTTTACTTCTTTCATGATAAATACCTCTTTTCTTTAATGCCTGGTGTTAGTGCCAGGGTTGCTGTTTATTGCTTATTACATTTACTATTATAACAAATAATAATAATATGTCAATAGTTTATTACAAATTTTCTTGAAAAATAGTAAATTTATTATATTTAGGTGTATTTATCACGATATGCCGGGGGGGGATAGAGATCTACGCACAGGCTCGGGGTTGGCTGAACGAATACCGAATCCAATAAAAAAGACACTTCATTTCCAAAATAGCGCCAAAAAACAAAAAAGGCATATTTACTGTTGACAAATAAATGTAATCGGTGTATAATCGTAAATGTAAAGGAGTTGAGCACAATGGCATATATTGAAGAAAAGTACAAAATCAAAAAAGCGTGTGTATACACGAGAGTATCATCCGAAAAACAAGGAGTGCCCGAAAAAGTATCGTTGCCCGAACAGCAAAGGATAGCAAAGGCGTATATTGAGAGCAAAGGCTGGGAATACGTTCGCACATATGAGGACAACGGATATACTGGAAGAAATACAGACAGACCTGCGCTTCAAGATATGATTGCGGATATCAAGGCTGGCAAGATTGATGTTGTCGTCATTTGGAAGTTAGATAGACTTTCGAGAAAGCAAAAAGATACGTTATATATTATCGAGGATATTCTATTGAAGAACGGGACCGACCTTGCGAGTTTGACCGAAACACTTGATACAACAACTCCGTGGGGTCGCGCTATGATCGGTATTCTGTCCTCGTTCAATCAGCTCGAAAGTGAAAATATTGCGCTCAGGACAGCTATGGGAAGATACGCAACAGCAAGAGAAGGTGGCTATGCCGGTGGCAAGCCTCCGCTCGGATATAAGGCTGTAAATGGTGAGCTTGTTATTGTGCCGGAAGAAGCCGACATTGTTAGGCTTGTATTTTCTTTGAGATCAGAGGGTAAAACATTAGTAGGAATTGCAAATGAACTCAACCAAAGAGGATATAGGACTAAAAAAGGCAATTTATTCAAGCACTCAGCCGTTCAGACGATTCTCAACAACGAAAACACATACAGGGGCAATTATCGTTACGGAAAAGAATCTTGCGAAAATACTCATGAGCCGATTTTGAAGGAGGATAATGATGGGTAAAGTGAATTGGAACTCAACATATGTTAGAAGGCGTTATTTTCACGAATCAATAGTCAAGTATGGAGAAGGCGATTATTATGTATACTTCTGGCAAAACTATAACGAAGAACCGTTTTATGTGGGGATGGGTCATGGGTACAGATTTACTTGCACACATCCGAGCGCGAGATCAAAGGAGTTTATTGAAGAATATAACAAAGGCGGTTGCTCTGTGAAGATCGTTGCTTATGGTATGGAGGAGCGCAAAGCGAGAGACTTTGAAAAGAAGCTGATTTTAGCTTATCATAAATTAGGCTTTCCTCTTGTAAACAAACAATATCTCGTGGATTATTACCATACTCCTGCTAAAATGGAGTTTTACAAGAATCCGAAGCGGCATAGAACAACCGTAAAATAGCGCAAAAACAAAAAAGACCCTCCCACAATCGGGTGGTGAGGAAAAAGCCAACAGGGGCTATTCGTTCAATCGAGTAGTCCCTTTTTATTTGCTCAAAATTGCATAAAAAGGGGAATAAATATGCAAGATTTGATAAATAGGATTAGTTATGAGATACACAAGCACCCTGACAACTATACGGCATATGATGATTTGTTTACTGTTTGCGTAGAGGCGGAGAAGAATGATTTTGCGCTTGCACACGAAACAAGTAGGAAGATCAAGCGGAAAGCGGCTCAGTTTGTCAGTAAGGGTGTTATGGTGTCGGACTTCTTCAAGCTGTATAAGAAATGCTTGTTGTTTGACGCTCCGTATAGGTTCGACGACTATATGCTGTATCTGGAGATAAACAGACAGCCGAGCCAACGGTTTTATCAGCCGAGACGAAAAGTCATGCTGCCGTTGGTTAAGGCGATCCAAAGACTGGCTGATGATGAGCTGGACGAATTGTTTTTGTCAATGCCGCCGCGCGTGGGCAAGACCACGATTCTCATGTTTCTGGCAACATGGATTGTCGGCAGAGATAGCGAGGGGAGCAACCTTTATTCAGCCTATTCAGATATTATTACGTCGGCATTTTACAGTGGCGTGTTAGAGATTATCAACGACCCGACTACATATCTCTGGCATGATGTGTTCCCTAAAGCAAAGGTAGTACAGACAAACGCCAAAGACGAAACGCTGAACATTGATCGAAAGAAAAGATATCCGTCACTCACTTGTCGGTCATTGTATGGCACGTTGAATGGTGCTTGCGACTGTTCGGGCTTTCTGGTCAGTGACGATCTGATAGGCGGTATCGAAGAAGCACTAAATAAAGACAGATTGATCTCCGCATGGTCAAAGGTCGATAACAACTTGCTCCCGAGAGCCAAAGAAAAAGCAAAGGTGTTATGGTGCGGTACAAGATGGTCGATTGCCGATCCTGCCGGACTGAGAATGTCCTTATTGACCGAGGATGAGCAATTTGCTAACAGGCGGTTTGAAATCATCAATCTCCCTGCACTGAACAGCAAAGACGAGAGCAACTTTGATTATGATTACGGTGTTGGATTCTCGACAAAATATTACCAAATGCGTCGGGCTTCTTTTGAACACAACAACGATATGCCATCATGGGAAGCTCAGTACATGGGAGAGCCGATAGAAAGAGATGGTACACTGTTCGCGCCTGGAGAAATGCGGTTTTATAACGGCGTACTTCCGACTGACAGAGAGCCTGACAGAATATTCATGTACGTTGACCCTGCTTTTGGCGGCGGCGACTTTGTGGCTGCTCCTGTCTGCTTCCAATACGGCGAGGAAATTTTTGTCCATGACGTTGTTTATTCAGATGAGGATAAAAAGACGACTCAACCCATGCTTGTCGGCAAGATCGAGAAATACGGCGTGAGCGCCATGCAGATCGAAGCGAATAAGTCTACGGAATCATATAAGGAAGAAGTAGAGAAGCTGTTAAGGGATAAGGGGATCAGAATTAACCTGACCTCTAAGCCTGCTCCACCCACTACCGCCAAAAATCAAAGAATATACGACAAAGCGCCCGATATCCGTGACATGATGGTGTTTAGGGAGCAAGGGAAACGGAGCAAAGAATATTCAATGTTCATGCAGAATGTTTTCAGTTTCAAGCTGGTCGGCAAAAACAAGCACGACGACGCTCCTGACAGCCTCGCCGGTGCCATCACAATGGTTATTGGCAAGTCAAAAACCGTCGAAATTTTCCGTAGAGCGATATGAGAGAAAATTTATCCACAAGAATGTAGAATATTATTGACAAATACAGTGTTTTGATATACCATTGTATTGGTGAAAATAGAATGATTGATGTTAATACGCAAGAGATTATTGCGAAAATCCTAAAAAGAGGGAATACAGCAGAGATCAAGCGAGAGCAAGGCAAACTTGTTGTCGTTGAGATCGCAAGAAAAGTTAAAGTAAAGACCTCTATAAATGGATAGAGGGAAACAGTCAACAAGGGCTACGATTTTTCGTAGTCCTTTTTTGTTTGTTAAGAGGTGAAACAGATTGAATGTACCATTTGGCAGATTGCCAATATATAGCGATTATGAGGTGATAGATGAGAGTAACATCGTCGAGGTGGTTACTAACGCTATGTCTACCCATCTCAGCAATCAGCAGGATATTCAATATCTGTTGAATTATTACAAGGGCAAGCAGCCGATTCTGAACCGCCAAAAGGACGTTAGACCCGAGATCAACAACAAAGTAGTCGAAAACAGGGCATATGAGATCGTGTCTTTCAAGGTCGGCTATCTCATGGGTCAGCCTATTCAGTACGTCAAGCGCTCAACAGGGCAAGATGATGATTCTATTGCCGAGTTGAACGAGGAAATGTATCTTGAAAACAAAGCGGTTAAGGATAAAGAGCTTGTCTGGTGGTCTACCATCTGCGGAACTTCTTATAGAATGGCTCTGCCGAATCCGAACGACAACGAGGATGAAGCACCGTTTAACATCTACACGCTCAATCCGTTTAACACCTTTGTAGTTTACTGGTCTGGTTTAGGTCACAAGCCTGTTTTATCCTGCAATATCATCAAAAAGCAGGACGGAAACACAGAGTTTTACTGCTATACAGATACCATGTTCTATCTGTTGGTAAATGGTGTTCTGGTGCGTTCTGAGCCGCATTTGATCGGCTATAATCCTATCACTGAATATCCTGCCAACTTCGCAAGGCTCGGCTCTTTCGAGATCGTCATGGAGTTGCTTGACGCTATCAACGTTGTATCTTCCAACCGTCTGGATGGCGTTGAACAGTTTGTGCAAGCACTTCTTGTCTTTGTCGGCTCCGAGATTGACGACGAGAAGTTCAAAAAGCTCCGTCAACAGGGCGGTATCATGATCCCTGATGGCACTGATATCAAATATCTCATTCAGGAACTTAATCAAACGCAGACGCAGACGCTTGTCGATTATATGTATCAGACGGTACTGACGATCTGCGGTATTCCTAACCGAAACGGTGGTCAGTCTACGAGCGACACAGGCAAAGCTACCGAAATTCGTGACGGATGGGAAGCGGCTGAGAACAGAGCTAAAGACTCTGAGGGCTTATTTATCATGGCCGAGAAAGAGTTTTTAAAGGTTATCAGGCGTATTTCTTCCGTATACGGCAGGAATGACTTTAGGTTGTCTGCTATCGACGTAAGATTCACACGTCGCAACTACGAGAACATTCAGGAGAAGTCGCAAGTCCTGACAACCATGCTCAACAACGACAAGATCCATCCGCTGCTTGCGTTTGAACACTGCGGAATGTTTATTGATCCTCAAAGCGCATATGACATGAGCGCCGAATGGGAGCGTGTAGCTGTCGAACGTCAGCAGGAAGAACTCAACAATCTCACGGCGGTTAGAAGTGAGGAAATAAATGTATGAGTACGCAGACAAGGTAATTCGCTATCTTAACGCACGATATGTTGAAATATTTAACAAGCTGAAACGGAACGTTCGCAGTCTGGCAAAGATGGATGAAATCACTACGCTTGGCTATGCGACTGAAACGTATACAAAGCTGAATGAGATAACCACTCCGCTATTAGTTGAGATTGCTAAGAGGGCGTACAAAGCCGCCAACCACGATGATATCATTGACGAGTTGTGGGTTTTGGATTTTCTCAATTCATTCAACCCTACTTCTACATATATATACACAAAAGAAGCCGAAAGAAAGAAATATCGGTCATATGAAGCCATCATGTCAAAGGATGGCAAAGCAGACGCTTTTGACAAAGCCAAAAAATATTGGGCTCAGATGGTGGCTGAGTATGCAATCGAAATCACCGACGCTGCTACCTTGCAAGCCTATAAAGACAAAGGCGTGAAAAAGGTCGTCTGGATGACCGAAGAAGATAACAGAGTATGCCATGTATGCGAGGAACGGCAGGATAAAGTCTACGATATAGACAAGGTGCCGCCTAAACCTCACTGGGGCTGTCGATGTTATTATCTGCCATATAACAGCAAAACTAAATAGGGCGGTACAACAAGGCATCGCAAAACAGTCAACAGGGGCTATGAGCAATCGTTCATAGCTCTTTTTATATATCAGGGAAGATATAAAAACGCAAAAAGGGAGAAAACCCTACCAAAAACAGAAAAAAACAGACAGGGAAGTCTTTAATCGCAGAATGGAGGAAAAAATGAATATTGACACAAAACTCATCGAAGGTTACGAGGACATGACCGCCGAAGAAAAGGTTGCGGCTCTTGAAAAGTTCGAGTACAACGATCATTCCGAGGAAAACACTAAGCTCAGAAATTCTGTTTCAAAAGCAAACAAGGAAGCGGCAGAGTGGAAGAAAAAGCATAACGCTCTGCTTGACGACGATGAGCGGAAGAAGCAGGAAGCCGATGAAAAGTACGCTCAGATGGAACAAAAGCTGGCGGCTCTTGAAAAAGAGAAAACCATCTCGGCGTATAAGGCAAGCTATCTCAGCATGGGATATGATGATGATCTCGCTCTTGAAATCGCCAATGCTACGGCTGAGGGAGAGATGGACAAGGTGTTCGAGTGTCAAAAGAAATTCCTCGAAGCGCACGATAAACAGGTTACTAAAGGCGCGTTGAAAAACACCCCTCGCCCCGGCGCAGGTGGAGCTGGGAGTGTAGCAGACGAATACACTAAGAAAGCGAAGGAAGCCTTAGATAACGGTAGTGCAGGCGAAGCGGCGTACTACACCCGACTTGCACAATCCACCGCACAGCCAAATTAAAAAGGAGATGTAATTTATGGCAGTTGCTACAAGTTTTGGAGTACTTAACTACTCCGGTATGCTCTTTAATAAGGGCAACACCAAAACACCTCTGTCCTCGATCATCGGCGGCAGAATGGCGCTGACTAACCACGTTGAATTTGTTGTCGGTCAGGAATACACCGGCGGCGGCAACGGTTCTCAGCCTGCTATTTCCGAGAACGCTTCTTTGACCGCTCCCACTCCTGCGGTTGTCACTCGTTCTCAGATCACAAACGTCACTCAGATCTTCCAGGAGAGCGTCTATGTGTCCTACGGCAAAATGTCGAACATGGGCACTCTGTCCGGCACAAATGTTGCTGGTCAGCAGGCTAATCCGATCAGCGAGCTTGACTTCCAGGTTGCGGCTCGTATGCAGAAGATCGCACGTGATATCGAGTACACCTACATCAACGGCGTATATCAGAAAGCGACCGACGACGACACCCCGAACAAGACTCGCGGTCTGATCTCCGCTATCACTTCCAACGTGATCGATATGGGCGGAAAGCCCCTCGGTCTGTGGGACGCTGCTGCGGCGCTCAAACTGATCTATGAATCCAACGGCACTACTGAGGGCTTGGCTCTGTGGCTCGACCCGACCGCTTACTTCCAGCTCAACGCCGACGCACAGCAGAACGGTCTTACTATCGTTCCTGCCGCAAGAGAGATCAACGGTATCAAGCTGTCCAGCGTCCTTACTCCTCTGGGCGAGGTTTACCTCTATCTCGGTGAGTGCCTGCCTGCCGGTACTGCTCTGGTTCTCAACCTTGACGTTATCCGTCCTGTCGAACAGCCCACTCCCGATCATGGCAACTTCTTCCTCGAGGAGCTCGCTAAGACTGGCGCTGGCACTCAGTATCAGATCTTCGGTCAGCTCGGTCTCGATCACGGCCCCGAGTGGTATCACGCTAAGTTTACCAACCTCGCTGCTTCCTTTGACGCTCCGACGTCCGGCACAGAGGGCTAATCAATAAAACTAACAGGAGGTAAACGAAATGAATAGTTTGTTAGACCAAATGAAAGTGCTTACAGGCGAAACGGATGATTTTTTAGTAAGCGTTTACCTCCGTTTAGCCGCCTCAAAGATTCTCGACAAATGCTATCCCTTTGGCTACGACACCGAAACAACTACGGTGCCGACAAGATATCAGGACAAACAGCTTGACTTGGCGATCATCCTCTATTATAAGCGCGGTGCTGAGGGCGAATCCGCTCACAACGAAAATGGCGTAAATCGCACCTTTGAGAGCGAAGAAGCAATTCTCAAAAGCGTCACGCCCTGTGTTGAGGTGGTCGGATGAGGTGTTTAGAGCGCAACAAAAGGACTTTTTATTACTCGCTTTTGACCGGCTCAGCTCCTAAGCCTGACGGCATGGGTAGAGAGCTGGTATATGGTGATCCTGTCATGATGAGAGCCAATATCGCTCCTGCCACTGGTGCGTCAAGCGTAGAACAGTTTGGTAATGATATCGAGTATCACAAAGTCATTGTAACCGATGATATTAACTGCCCGATAGACGAAAACACCCTACTGTTTATTGACGTTCGGCCTACGAAAGACGCAGACGGCGAGTATGTGTTTGACTATATCGTAAAAAGGGTAGCAAAATCGCTCAATTCCATATCGATTGCAATCAGCAAGGTTGATGTATCTTGATTGAACTAAACACAAATGTTGATACGATTATCAGCCAATTAAAGCAATATCGGGACAGTCTGCAAAGCAAGACTAAGACCATGCTTGAAAGATTGGCGGAAATCGGAATTGATACAGCGCAGGTGAAATTCGCAAGCGCTCAGTATGACGGAGATAATGATGTTGTTGTGACGAGTACGCCGCAATGGATATCCGACACTGAGCTTGCGATAAAAGCCGAGGGAAGCGCCGTGACTTTCATTGAGTTTGGTGCCGGTGTTTTTTATCCCGATAGACACCCGATGGAAGCCGAATTAGGCTTTATCAGAGGCGAATATGGCGAGGGGAAAGGCTCAAATGATAGCTGGGGTTATTATGGGAATCCCGGCACTAACGGCAGAGTTATTCAAAAGAAATCAGGCAAAACCGTTGTTATCACACATGGTAATCCTCCTGCGAGGGGTATGTATGAAGCGTCGAAAGACATGAGAAACAAAATCATCGATATAGCGAGGGAGGTTTACGGCTCTAATGATAGATAATGAAAGCATTATCGGTCAGGCGGTTTTGACTGCTCTGAGAAATGAATATCCCGATATCACTGTATACGATGAAACTTTGTTAGCTCCTTCGGTTTTTCCTTGCGTCTGTATTGAGCAGATCGACAACTACGTTAACACACGAACAGTCGATTCAGGAAGCAACGAGAATCACGTTATCGCAACGTATGAGGTCAACGTCTATTCCAACAAGCGAAAGAATAAGAAAAGCGAGTGTAAAGCTATATTCTCTATTGTTAGCGACACACTCGTCAACTTAGGGTTTATGCGGAACTCTATGTTACCTATGAGTATTGACAATTCCACTAAGTTCAGAATCGTAGGGCGTTTTTCCGCTAATATCTCTGCAAACGGAGAAATAACAAGGAGGTAATTAAATGTCAGCAGCAACCACACCGACTTCTACCTATAAGTCGTTTTTGATGAAGGGCACTACAAGCGGCGGTACCACTACCTACGATAAGCTGGTAGATATCAAGAACTATCCCGACATGGGTGGTTCTCCTGAACTGCTTGAAACCACCACACTGTCTGACGGTATGCAGACCCACATCTTCGGTATTCAGCAGAATGATACCAAAGAGTTCACCTGCAACTATGTCAAGTCTGACTATTCTGCTATCAAGGCTCTTGAGGGCGTTGAGCAGGATCTGGCGGTCTGGTTCGGCGGCACCGTCGCTGATGGCGTTGCTACTCCCACTGGCGAGGATGGCAAAATGTCCTTTAAGGGCTATGTTTCCGTCTATGTCAATGGCGGCGACGTTAACGCTGTGCGCGAAATGACTGTTTCGGTAGCAGTCAGCACTCCGATCGTATTTGAATAATCACACGCTATAAGCGAGAAAGGGATCTACACTTATGAGCAAGAAAGCTACTACTCCTAAGACTATTACTTTCAGCTATGAAGGTAAGGACTACACGCTGGAGTATAACCGAAAAGTAGTTAAGAATATCATGGAGCGCAGAGGCTTCAATCTGAACGAGGTTGACGCAAAGCCTGTCACCCTGCTCCCACTCCTGTTCTGGGGTGCTTTCCAAATGCACCACAAAGGCATTTCTCAGGACACCACCGATGAGATTTTAAAGCATTTCACCAACAAAGACCTGATGTTTGAGAAGTTGTCTGAAATGTATATTGAACCGGCGAATACCCTGTTTGATGAACCTGACGAAAACGACGAGGGAAACGTGAGCTGGGACACGAGCTGGTAAGTGATCGTCCGTCCCTTGATGGGGGCGTGGCAGATAGTCGCGCTCCCATTTCTTATACAGATATATTCGTTGAACACTTACCATTTTACATCTCGATAGGCATGACGCCCGAACAGTATTGGGAGAGCGAAAGCACGTTAGTTATCGCTTACCGAGAGGCGTACAAACTACGCCAACAAGAAACAAACAGAAACCTATGGCTGCAAGGCTTATATATATACGAGGCTCTGTGCTGCGTGTCGCCTATATTCAGGGCGTTTGCAAAGAACGGTACAAAGCCGATAGAGTATCGGGATGAACCGATAGCTTTGACCAAAAAAGAAGCAGAGGAACGCAGAAAGCGTGATGAGCGCAGGAAGTATGAGGCGTTTATAGCGGATATGAAAGCGTGGGCGAAATCCCATAACGAAAAACTTTCCGAACAGGCTGACAAGGAAGTGAATGACAGTGGCAGACGAGATAATTGATACTTTAGTTATTAAGGTAACAGGCGATAGCAAATCAGCCGAAAGCACACTAAACAGCTTAATATCTAAACTCGGTCAAGTGAAAAGCGGAGCTAACAGTAGCTCCGGCTCTGTCAATTCTCTGAGCGACAAACTCGGCACGTTAAAATCAACCGTCAACAGCTTGAAGTCCGATAACCTCAAAAACTTTTCTTCTACCGTAAACAAAACAATGTCTACGGCAAGCGCTACAAAAGCTACGAGGGCCATAAAAGACAGTGCTGCTAATCTCGGTGGCACTCGACAAGCCACGATGAGTACGGAGGCGCCGTCGAAAGCGACCGACATAAAAGACAAAGTATCCGCTATCAGCGATAAAGCGCAAAGCACCAATACAGGGTTCAAAGATTGGACAAGCTCGTTGTCGTCGGCTTGGGGCAAGGCAAAAGCTGTAGCTTCCACCGTATCTACCGTTTATTCAACCGCAAAGAAAGTAGCTTCTACTTTCGTGTCGATGGCAAAAACTGGATTCTCTAAGCTCAAATCTGCCGTCACTACTGTTGGATCTTCGATAAAGAGTGCGTTTTCATCCTCTATTATAGGACAATTCGCAAGTAAGCTATCCACCGTGATAAGCTCACTAAAACGCATAGCTTTCTATCGAGTTATCAGGACGATAATCAAGAACATTACATCGGCTTTCAAAGACGGAATAAACGATATATACCAATACTCAAAGACGTTCAACGGTGAGTTTTCTAAGAACTTAGATACGCTTGCCTCTGCGTATTTGACGTTTAAGAACTCGTTAGGTGCTGTAGTCGCTCCTCTGGTCAACACGTTTACGCCTCTGCTTGACACGATTCTCACAAAGTTTACCGAGATAAACAATAAGATTGCGGAGATGTTCGCCGCATTATCAGGCAAGAAAACATATTCAAAAGCCGTGAGGGTAACAACGGAGTATGCGGAGGCGGCTGACAGTGCAAGCAAAAGCACAGATAAGCTGAAAGACAAAACCGAAGAACTCAAAAGGTCTTTTGCAGGATTGGATGAGATCACCGTTATTGGCGAACAGGCTTCCGACAAAAACACCGCTTCTACATCGTCCGGCACAGGAGATAAGAGCGGATTAGATTACAGCACAATGTTTGTGGAAGCTCCGACACAGATTGCAGGATTGTCTGACGACTTGTTAGAGTCGATCAAGGGCATTGATTGGAGTGGCTTAGGCTCCTTCTTTGCAGAGAAGATAAACGGTCTTTTGGACGGTATCAACTGGGCGCCCATTCAGCAAAAAGCAAAAGATATTGCTACGAGAATCTATACATTCATCAACGGCTTTGTAGCAGACTTAAACTGGACTAAGTTAGGGCAGACGATATCTGAGGGTATCAAAACGGCTCTGTTATTCTATGTGACTTATATCGAGGGCGTTGATTGGTCTGCGCTTGGGTCTGGAATAGGGAAGATGATAAACGGCTTGGCGAGTGTTGAAAACGCAAAGCTATTAGCAAGAGCGCTTGTCGGCTGGATATCGAGAGGCTTAGAATTCCTAACAGGACTAATAACCACCATCGATTGGGCGAAGGTATCAGACACCATCATAGCCTTTATCTCGACATTCGATCTCGGAAAGATATCGGTGTTGGCTACTAATCTGCTAAATGCGATTGCGGAAGCTCTAACAAAGATTGATTGGAGCGGAATAGGCAAGGCGTTTTCAGATGGCTTGGCAAATATCGATTGGCGAGGTCTATGGGATGGCGTAGTTGACATAGCCGCCGCCGCTTTTGAAGGTTTAGGAGATTTGCTTGGAATAGACTTAGATATGTCTGCGTTTGAAGAATCTTTTAAAGGCCTGAAAGAGCCTGTAGCTGAACTGGTCGGCTCATTCAAAGTCCTGCTTGATGAGATTTTGCCTCCGATTGCAGAGGAATTTTTGCCCGCTATCGGCACTGTGCTTAGCAATATTGCCTCCATGCTTTCTCCGATTATTACGGCGCTTTCACCTGTGTTGAGCAAAATTATCAGCACCGTTTCAGCCGTGATGGAAAAGCTTTCTCCTGTCTTACCTGTGATTGGTGAGGCGATCGGAAAAATCATAACCGTTCTTTCACCGCTCATCGACAAAATCTTAGATATGATCGTCCGAATCGCAGACAAATTGGCACCGATTTTAGGCGATTTGTTTGAGATTGTCGGTGATATCATCGAAGCCGCTTCACCTTTCATCGACACTATCATAAGCACCTTAGAGCCTGTCTGGGAGCTGATTAGTGGCATTTTAGATGTGCTTGGTGGCGTGTTAAAGGTTATCAAGGGTATTTTCAATAACGATCAAGCCTCCATCAAAGAGGGAGCAAAGCAAATCGTAGACGGCGTTGTTTCGCTGGTGAAGGGCGTGTTTAAAACCCTGCTCGACGCTATCACGCTGCCGTTCCGTTTTGCTTGGGACTGGATAAAGACACAGTGGAGCTTAGTGAAAGACTGGTTCAGCTCGAATGTCATTCAGCCGGTCACAAATCTTTTTAAGGGGTTGTGGAGCTCCGTGAAACAATTCTTCTCTAATCTGTGGAGCGATATCAAAAACATTTGGAGCTCAGTGACAGGGTGGTTTGATAAGAACATTGTATCTCCTGTAAAAAATCTGTTCTCCAATTTGTGGAGTGGTATCAAAAATATCTTTTCGCCTGTTGTTGACTTCTTCAAAAATCTTTTCAGCAAGGCTGTATCTGGTATCAAGAGCGCCTTTGACGGTATAAAACAGTGGTTTAGCAACCTCTGGCAGGGGATTTGGAATGTTATCAAAACTCCTGTTAACTGGATCATCGATGGCATTAACGTACTGATTAGGGGTGTCAACAAGATCAGCTTTGACGTTCCCGACTGGGTACCGTTTATCGGCGGAAAGAAGTTTGGCTTTAACATTCCCGAGATACCGAAACTCGCTACCGGCGGCTTCCCCGAGGACGGACTGTTCTACGCCAACCACAATGAGCTTGTCGGTCAGTTTAACAACGGTCGTACAGCAGTCGCCAACAATGAACAGATCATTGAAGGTATTGCGGAAGGTGTTGAGAGTGCCAACGAGGAGCAAAACAGACTTCTCAGAGAGCAGAACAACCTGTTAAGAGCTTTACTGAGCAAAGACAACACTATCAGCGTATCATCTATTACCAACGCATTTGTAAGACAAAATCAGCGCAACGGCGTTGCCACGGTGCCTGTTGGCACAGTATAAAAGGAGGACACTGCATGAGCTATAACCCTTTTAATAACGGAAAGGATTTTAACCCGATTATTTCTGTTGACGGTTCACGGCTTGTGAAGTGTCCTACTTCTTATGAGTGGGAAAAAGAGGATTTATCCAACGCAACCGCCGGACGTTCAGAGGACGGCGTTATGCACAAAAACAGAATAGGGTTTATCAGGGGCTTGAAACTCAAATGGTCGTATCTGACCACCGAGGAAATGCAAAGCATTATGAGCGCATTTGCTCCTGAGTATGTGACCGTTACGTTCATTGACCCTATCACTGATCCCTATTTCGGATATCGAAGGACAGAGGTTTTCTATACAGGCAACATGACAGCAGCAGCGTACAACGGTACTAAGAATCTCTGGACTAATCTTTCGTTCAACCTTATTTCTCGAGATCCCAGCTAATAGGAGCGCACTATGTTCTCAAATGATGTAATCCCCGAAGAAGCGAGGGAACTATTACGCGACAACTATAAACAGACAATTCATATCGAGTTTATCAACAACAATGATGTTATCTGTATTGATGGCGACGACATTGTGCAAAACTCTTTCAAGTGGGATAGATATTTCACCACTGGTAACATGTTGGAGATTGGCACCGCTATATCGGCAGAGATTGAGTTTACTCTGTTGAATAAAGGGTATCTATATAACAAGGCTGGTCAAAAGGTAGATATCAACACTATCAGCTTTGAGGGAAAAGAGCTTGATGTTAGTTTAGGTATTAAAAAGTGGAACGCAAGAAGATGGGAGAACGCACGACTTTATGAATGGCATATCGGTAAATTCACCATAACCACAATGCCGCACAAAGCTGACACGATCTTTATCTCAGCGCTCGATAGAATGACTTGGTTTGACTACTATGTTCCTACCTCGAAACAGGACAACCCTTTTCAGGGTATCAAAACTCTGCAAGGGATTGTCAGCGCCATCTGCACAGTTACCAATGTTGAATATGATAGCGCTGCTTTTGTGAGTCTCCCTAACTACGATTTGACCGTAAACATGGGCAGTTTGTTATCTGAGAATAGCAACATTACTTACAGACGGCTCATTCAGTGGGTGGCTGCGCTCACAGGAACGTGTGCTTTATTTGACGCAAGCGGAAAACTCATTTTCAGATTCCTTGAAGAAGTAGATGAAACTATCGTTCCGCATGATAGATATAGTTCCGACGTATACGAGCCTGTACAGTTCACAGGACTTGAAGTGCAAAAGGACGGCGTATCTGCGGTTTATAACAGCACTGAGAGCGAAGAACCCGATTACTACCACTATATCATCAACAACAACTCGCTTATACAAGGTGACAACTGGCAAAGCACTTACAGTGAAGCCTTTTACAATATATGGAACGCACTGACACTTACCGCTATACCGTACCGTCCCTGCACAGCTTCTATCGTTCCTCTGATCTACTTAGAGCCGATGGACATTGTAAACTATCAGGATAATGACGGTACAACACACAAAACTGTTATATCTAAGATTACATTCACGCTCAACGGCGACACAAGTATTGAGAGTGTCGGCAAGTCGGACACGGAAGCAAAGGTTGTTACGCAGAACAGTACGGCAAAACAGCAGTCTGATGAAAAGTATCTGAAAGATTTAATTCGCAACTTGCAGGATAGCGAAACGGCGGCGAGGGATAGACTGACCGATATCGTAAAGCAAGCCCTCGGTTTACGCAGGATAACAGTTACAGATGGTGACAGTGCCTATTATTATTTCACAACAGCCGATATCCCTGACGGCTCAACTTCTTTGTCTGTATTAGCGGAAGAAGGAAAATTACAGCCTAACGATGTTGTCTATTCTTTTTCGGGCGCTGGTGTGGTTTGGTGTTCGGGCGCTGACTGGAACAAAGAAGCAGGAGAGCCCTATACGTCATGGTCGTATGGAATAGACAAAAACGGTACGGCAGTCTTAGGGTTAATTAACACCGAAGGTATCAACGTCAGTTCAACAGATACGATATATCACACTAAAATTGAGCCGCAAAGTTTTTCTGTATATCAGGGTACGAGTTTAGTGTTTGCGTTGAACGGACAGTTAGAGAGCCAAATCAACCGCCTTTTGGTCAAGTCGAACATTGATAATCCGAACGTAGAAAACAACGCATATATCAAACTCGGCAATGCTATGTTGGTGCCTGCCGATGACGGCATGAATATAGTTTATCTGGAGGATTCCTGATGGCGATAACCTTTTATGACATTGAAGATTTAGCTTTAAAAACTATTGCAGGCAAGCATTATTTTACAATCAAATTTCATCAATCTGTGCCGAGAGAAAGATATTATCGGTTGAGATGTAACCCTTATGGCTCGCCTGATGTTAACCACTATTTCTACTTAGAGCCGTTCGACACAAGCGCTGAATGGATATACACTCAGAGTTTTAGAATATTAAACGGTCAAAACAGCACAGACGATTTCGATTTTGCGAGTTATTTTTCAAGCAGACCCGACAAAACAACCGTAAAATATGTTGCTTATTTGCAATCTTCGCCGTCCAAAACTTCTTCATACTGGACTGAATCTTCTGCGTCGCGTATTTTGGATATCACGCTCGACAATTCTTATAATGTTTTTTCGCCGTGGTGGAGTACGTTCCCTGATTGGCGTGACACGCGCAGTACGGCGAATACAAGGAAAATAACGACTTATGATACAGGCGGATTGCAAGGCTTCTCTTTGATGAAACTGATTCCTTCGCCTGCCCAGGGACAATACGGAGCGACAATCGATAAATACAGCATAGTGATTCCGGGCGCTTTCAGCAGAAATTATACTGTCCTTCCTTCCTACATAGAGCTCGACCTATCAACATACAAATCCATAAGCAGAGATTTGCAGATTGAATTTAGCGCAGAGGATTCAAGAGGGTTTGTAAGGACAATAAAACGGACCTTAAAAATATACAGTTATCTTCCGCCTGCGTTTACAGCAGACAATATACACAGGCAAAACGGAACAGGCAAAACACTCATCCTCGACTTTGAAGGCTCATGGTACGGCGATCCTCCGTTAAACGATGGGGCTAACCCTTTGTTGACCTGCAATAGCATTGAAGCAAAAGAAGAAGGTTCAAGCTCCGTTTTTTCGACATTCGTTCCTGAGCTGGAGATATCGGGAAATAGATTTTCGTTTGACGGAACATGGGTAGATCAGAACGACGACCCTGTTGAGTTTGACAGCAATAAATCGTACACGCTGACGTTCAATATCACGGACGGAATTAAGAATGTTCAACTAACACATTCCGTTGCGGTCGGCACTCCTGTTATCGCTATACGCAAGCAGAAAGTGGGAATCAATTTCAATGATCCTGTTTATACGCTTGATGTTGTTGGTACGATCGGACAAAACGGATTTCCTGTGATGGGTTATATTAGGGACATAGCTGATACAACCGTCAACCTCAACAACTACAAAGACACTGGAATTTATGTGTACAGTGCAGGGCAAGGATCTATTGTTTCTAACTTCCCTAACGGCAACCTTAACACCAACCTTATCATGCAGGTAACGTCGGCAAAAAGATTAGCAAACGGAAACTACTACCTTTTCGGCGTACAAAAAGCATGGTATTCAACAACAGGGGATGAATTTGTTAGGACGTTTGACAGCAGTACATTTACTGCTTGGAAGAAGGTGACTATGGCTTGATTATTACGCACGACTTAATCGCAGATGTTACCACTGCCAATCTTTACCAACCGTTATTGATTGCTCAGGATGATACGGATTCTCATGTGTTGATAACTCAGCTGATGGTGGACGATGTACCGTTAGATATCCCGAACACATATACAGCTAAGCTCAACTATGAACTGGCGAACGGAAATCAAGCGAGTGTTAACGCTGAGATAGAGAACGGCAAAGTCAAAGTCGCCATTCCCGATGAAGCACTGTCACTTGATGATAGAGTGAATTGTGATATCGCCGTACTGACAACAAAACAAATAACAACCCACACTTTATCTGTTGTTGGTGGTGAACTCGTTTCCACTCCCACAACATCAACCGTAGATGTTCCTTTAAGAACAGCATTGTTTTATATAGATTCCAAAATGAATGTGATAGGGGGTATTTAATGCAATATAACGGCTCGGTTATTCAAGAAATTTCATTAGATGTTAGTCGCTTCAATCCTATTGCTCCTATTCTGGCAAAGCAAAAAGACGCTTATACAAGAGGATTTAAGGTGACTATCACCGACAACGGAACTCCTTTACAGATTCAGGATAGCGCCGAAGTATGGTTTAACTGCGAAAACCTCACACCTGTTATCGAGGGCGGAGTTGAAACGACAAAGAAAGCCTCTGTTGAGGGGACTGTTAATACCGATGGTACAGTGACAGTATTTGTGCCATCCGTCGTCATGGAAATCGCAGGAAACATTCAGTGCGATATTTCAATCATTACAACTACCGATATCAACAATGAACTTACGTCGCAAGTGCTGAAAACCATGACTTTCATGCTTGACTGTCAGAAAGCGGCTAATCCGTCCGGCACTTCCTCGGCGGCAGAGGATGATATTTTAGTTGGGCTCGCTTCCGGCACTATCGTTCCTCCGTCTGGCGAATATGTACCGCGCACACGAACGATTGCAGGACTGCCATTGTCAGCCAATATCGCAGCAGACGATTTGTCGGAGGCAATAGCCGATGATGTTTACGATTATTTGGAGATGGGAGAATTAGCGAGATTAGCAGCAGAATCCACTGCTACAACCAACGATCTAAAGCCTGTTACAAAGGGGCAATACTATTATAGCTCTGAGCGTGGTACTATCGGCGTAAAAACATCGGAAGCTACACCTACGACAGAATCCATTCCTCCGCAATACATAGAATCATATGATACTACTACCACTGACAACAAGTTGGCAGGCAAAGCCAACATCGAAACAGGATCGGTGGATGATTGCTATAACGTAAACAGCTCCAACCTGCATATGAGCGGTTCTTATCAGCTAATAGGGGATATGTGCTTTATTTCCGCACACGCTCCGCTCAGGCAAGGGCAGACAAAGGAAACTTATAAGTTACCTGTGTTGGCTGACGGTTATGCAAGCGTTGTAGCTATCGGGCCTTTCACAAATCAGCAACAAGAGTTTGGTACTATCTATCATCTAAAAGCGCAAGCAGATGTGATTCTGATTCAAAAATCCGATGGAACAGCTTTCGGAGCAAACGACTTTGTAGACTTTACAATATCTTATAAATACGGAGGCTCATAATGAAGATCAATAAATCTTTAAACATTGACCTAAACATCATAAGCCCTCAAAAGCATATCAGGATTCATGAGGGAGACGTTGACAGTGTGGATATCCTCATCGGCGTGACTGTTGATGACGAGAGCGTTGATCTGAGCGGCGTCACCATCAAATATGACGCAACGATCAACAACTATCTTGCCGAGCAGGACGCTGACGGCTCTGTCGTCGAAAACAAAATCTCGATCCCGGTCACGCAGAACATGACCGCAATGTCGGGACTGCTCCTGATTGACGTTCGGATGATCCAGTCCGATCAAATTCTGTTCACACAGACAATTTGTGCGACTGTGGAAAAGGCAGTTGTCAACGACAGCACCTATATTGACTTTGATAAAGTCACCATCATCCAACGCATGAACGCACTGGAAGAAAAGATGGATTATATCGAGGAACTTGTCGAGAACTTTGACACATCAAAGCTGATCGTCAGCACCAACAGACCGCCGATGGGTGCTCCTGTCGAGGTCGATGTTGATTTGCTCAGAGTCGGTGATACATGGATTCTGTCGGGCGACAACATTGTCTATAAGCTCGTAGAAGCGCAGTATAATTATTCTCCTGCGCCGGGTGTTGAACCTCGGCACTCTTTCATATGGCAGCCGCTCAATGAACGGTACGGCGTAGACAATACCGAGCCGCCTACAACCGTGACTTATCAGGCGGTCGTCTATACCATTAACGAAGTACAATGGTCATGGCTGCCTGTTCCTGAGTATTTCAAGGGCGATCATTATCTAATGCAGATAGGCATTGATGACCCGACATATTATATCTGTAAATCTGCGTCTATGCCGAACACAGGCGTATGCACCTATACTTGGCGTGAAGAAGGCGGAGCGGGTGATGTGTCAAATAAAATGGATCTCGCTCCCCTCAACCCTACCGCGCAAGAGATTGAGGCTATGCCGAGCGGTCAGCTTTACGGTGATACCGTCAATCATAAGGGAATAATCAAAGGCGGTCAGGAGTTTTATGACGCGGAATATATTGATGAAAACTATAGAAAGACGTATATTTCTTCCTCATATAGACCTCCGATTATTACTTTAGGAACAACGCCTAAGTTTTCAGAAGGGGATAAATGGGTTTATAAAGTCTTTGATCGTGCCAATCGCTGCTCTTACACACTGGTCAATCATGACATAGACTCAGTTAAAGGCCGTGTATACTATTTTTGGGAACCTGACACAAACGCATATAGAGCAGGCGACTATATGCCAATTACTCAAATTTTTACTCAAAGGACAACAGAGGGTGAAACATGGTATGAAACTCCTTCAATATCTGTTGGCGATGTTGTAATAAAGAAAACTAATAATAAAATAACCGCTTATTATATATGCATTGATACGTATTTCACTTATAGCAAAGATGGATACGAAACACGATACATGGAAATCTCCGTTCCCGAAAACTACTACACAAAAACCGAAATTGACTCTATGATTCCTACAGTACCGACAAACATTTCTGCATTTACAAACGACAGTGGCTACCTCACTCTTGAAACTCTGCCAATTTATGATGGGACGGTGATTTGATGTCTGGCGTAAATATTAAATACAAAGATGAATCAATAGCAACAATCCCAGAAACTGGCTCAAAGACCATCAAAACGCAAGGGAAGTATTGCGAGGGAGATATTCTTGTTGAGTATGAGGCTCCGCAAGGCGGTATCCCTATCGATGAAAGCTCATTAACGCCGTTAGTGTTCGGCATTGACAGTGACGGCTTCTATTTTTCCGACACGCCTGCTGATGAAACGCCTGTTTCTTTCGGGCGCGACTCAGGCGGAATATATGTTGCAGGAGGTACGACAGCATGAAAACTTATGTAGCAACAAAAGCGGAACAGACCGCACAGACAACGAAGCTGAATGAAATCGACGCTAAAATCACTCCCATTAACTTGGAGAGTGTTGTAGCAGGAATCCTCGATTTTGAGAACGATGATATCACAATCACATCTGGTGGCTATGATGAAATCCATCGGCTTATTACTACATAAAAAGAGGTGAAACTATATGTCAAGGACTTTGAATCAACTTGATTTAGGTACTTCCGTCTACCTCGAAGAAAACGGAACACCTAAGGAATATATCCTCTTGAAAAAGGATGTTGACGGCTGTATTCTTCTGCGTGCGAAGGCACTTGAAGCAAGAAGAATGAATCCAACAAACACGGCAATATACGAAGGTTCAGAAATGGACAACTGGCTCACGGATGAAACAGCCGGGTTTATGTCGCTATTCAACGCGCAAACTCAGGCGGCTATCGTTTCCAGGAGCCGACCGACGTTCGAATACGGCGACGCAAAATGTCACTACATCAGCCGCGGAGCGTTCCTTCTGACCTACGGTGAACTGTTCTTATCTAAGCCGACTGATCTCGAACCGTTGACAACAATCGTACCGGCTTTGATGTTGTGGAGAGGAACGTCGAGCGCCGACGCCGCGCGTATCTGCTACAACGAAGCAGGGCAGGCGGTCTACTGGTGGGAGTCGTCCCCCTATTCGGCGACGAACTTCTGCTGCGTGTACGCGGGCGGCGCGTCGAACTACGGCAGCGCGTCGTACGCGAGCATCTGGGCTCGCCCCGCATTAAACGTGTCGTCAGACACAATCGTCAGCGACGAAGGCGCTGAAATAATCTACCTTATGCCGTCTAAAGGATATAGGGAAGTTGCGTTCAGCGGCGAAGTGTTGGAGATCGAGCGTCGTCCGAAGAAAGCTGTTGTCGAATACGACGCGACGAATCTCTATGATGTTGCGGTTGAAATCTGCAACAACTACGGCGACGCGAATCCTACTTGGGTGCCGTGTACTTCGGGACAGGAAGTCGAACTGACGAACACAGTCAAGCAGACAGAGAACTGGAAGGTCGGCGTCAGGTGCTACGGCAAGTCGTCGCTGTATGGCTACTTCGAAGAACCGATCGTAAAATTGGAGGTGGAATGATGGCTTCTTTAAAAGAATATTACAGAAGGCTCGCAGAAGAAAACATAAAACTCCGCGAAGAAGTCAAAGAAGCGAAAGCAGAAGCGGGCGACAACGGAAAGAAAGCCGAAGCGTTCGACTATTTGACAGGGAGAGGTGCTGAGAATGAGTAATTACATGGAAGAAGCTCGCGCAATCCGGGCGAGTATCAGCGGACTTGCAGAAGGCGCGGACGACGAAAAGCTGATCGACAACATGGCGGCGTTTCCGCATTGGAATCCGAACGGCGTAGATTATTCCACAGGAGATATTTTGCAGGACGACGGCAAACTCTATCGCGTTATTCAGCCTCACAGATCCCAACCTGACTGGAAGCCCGCGAACGTGCCTGCTTTGTTTGTTATCGTCGGTGGCGATTGGACTGAATGGGAACCCGGCTCATACGCAAAGGGTACAAAGCGAAAGCATTTCGGAAAGAAGTGGGTATCTAATGTTGATGGTAACATCTGGGAACCTGGCGCACCAGGTGTATACACATGGGACGAGGTGCAGTCCAATGCAGATTGATGTTGTTGAGATATATAAAATCGGCGGCGCTATTGTTGGAATAATACTATTTATCATCGGTGCGTATAAGCTGTATGACAAAATCATTGACCGCCTGTCTGAACTTGAAAAGCGTGTCAATTCTATCGAGAAGAAGCACAACGAAGATATCAGCCGAATCAAAGAGGAGAATGCTATTATCATCCGCGCTTTACAAGGAATTCTTGACGGACAAATGCAACAGGGCTGTAACGGCGAATGTAAAAACGCCAAAAAAGAAATAGATGATTTTTTAAACAAATCCGCGCATGATTAGCGGAGAAAGGACTGATTCAATGAACGGAGTATTTACCAAAGACTGGTGGATTGCGGTTGCTATCCGCATGATTAAGACATTCGCCGAGGGTTGCCTCGCCGCGATTGTGCCGCAGGCGGCTTTCATCCATGAGGTCAACTGGCTCATGGTTCTGAGCGGCGGAGCACTGGCGGCGGTCGTCAGCTTCTTACTGGCGCTCAAAGGTCTGCCCGAAGTTCCCATCGTTGCCCCTGACGGCGGCGAGGGGAAGAGGTACAAGGAGGACGACAATGAACGAACAGACAAGGCGTGAATGTATCAAAGCCCTCGCATATGGGCGATCTCGTGACGAGGTTTGCGCCGTGATGAATGTTTCTGCGGAAGATGTCAATGGTATCACCGAGAAAGAAATCACTCAACAGCGCAATTATTTGCAAAAGATGGGGTATATCCAATGAGTAGACTGATTGACGTATCATGTTGGAATAGCGGCATTGACTATGACGCAGTAAAAGCAAGCGGCATTGATTCCGTCATCATCCGCGCCGGTTACGGTCGTGAGGTGTACCAAAAGGACAGCCAATTCGAGAATCATTACGCAGGCGCAAGGGCGGCAGGAATGAACATCGGCGTGTACTGGTATTCGTATGCCGATTCTGTGCAGGACGCAATCACCGAGGCAGAGGCTTGTCTGGAGTGTATTGCAGGCAAGCAGTTTGAACTCCCGATCTACTTTGACATGGAAGAAAACTGGCAGACGGCGCTCGGTAGGGCAACACTGACCACAATGGCGACGGCATTTTGTCAGACCATTGAAGAAGCAGGATATCGTGCAGGCGTGTACTCCAATGTAAACTGGTTCACCAATTTCCTTGACTACAACCGACTGGCGGTTGAATACTCGATCTGGCTTGCTCAGTGGGGTACTTCGTCTTATTCCTACAACTGCGATATCTGGCAGTATGCGGATGACGGTTCAGTGCCTGGAATTGATGGTAATGTCGATATGAACAAAGTCATCAACGAGGATATCATCAACGGCTCAGGCGGCGGTGGTCAGAAAATCTACTTTGACATCTCCATGCCTTATCTCGCGAAGTCTGGGTACATCAACAACGGTGAGGAAGTAAAGACGGTTCAGCTCCTGATGAACGCCATGCACTATGGCGACATTGATGTAGACGGTATTTTCGGCAACGCCACCGATCAGGCGGTCAAGAAGTTCCAGAGATCAAGAGATCTGGATCAGGACGGTATTGTCGGTCCCGATACATGGCGGTATCTGTTGAAATAATCAAATAGTCATAAGAAGAAAAGCCTTCGATCATAACGGTCGAGGGCTTCTTTTTTTATGTCTGCATACTCTGCATATTTCCTGCATTTTTTGTTGCATTTTTGTTGCATTTGGTGCTAAAACGGTGTTACAAATGATAAAAATATGAATCATATGCAACATATCTGAACATACGAAAAAGCCACTATTCAAGCCAAAACCGCTTGTTTAGTGACTTTCTCGAATGGAGCGGATAACGGGACTCGAACCCCCAAAGAATGGCTTATCCATGGGAAAAACTCGACCTATTGTTGCATAATTGTTGCAGAATTTTTATCCATGTTTCGCCAAAGATTGATTATTTTGGTACGCTGAATAGATTGAAACAACCTTAGAATCCGTCTGCTCTGTTCGGGTTGCGTGAGCGTAGATTTTTAAGAGAACGTTGGGATCTTCCCATCCGCCATACTGACAGGCGGTCAATAGGTCAACGCCGTTTCTGAGAAGCTCGGTGCCGTAGAAGTGGCGGAGCTTATGAAAAGTGGCAGGTATTCCGAGGTTGTCGTGAAGCGTCTGATATGCGTTGTTGATAACATCTGGGTTCATGCCGAAATGTTTCCAGGCTTTGGCTTCTTTGATTATGTCTTTTGATAAAGGGACAAATCGATATCCTGCGTCGGACTTCGGCTGCTTGATGATATAACCATTGTCGCCATATACTTTTGCTTTGGAAATACGGACACCATCTGCCGAGAAATCCTCGGGAGTTAGAGCGCAAATTTCTGAACGTCTTAAACCCCCGAACGCTGCCAACAGGATTGGAACTCGCAAGCGATCGTCGCAATGTGCTAACAGCTCATGAATTGTCTGTTCGGTATGGACATGGACGGTCGGCTTGATCTTTTGTGGCAGACGGACACGGAGCTTTAGATCGGGAGCGTATGATTTTAGAACGCTTGCTAATAGGTTATATTTGTTGCGAACGGTTTTCGGACTGTTTACGGCTGATAGTTCATTGACGGCGGTCTGTATAATGTCGGTACTCAGGTCGTCCAGCCGATAATCTTTCAATCTCCGAAAGTCGTTCTTTTGGATTGTTTTGTACCCTCTTAGCGTTGAAGGACTTAGAGTATTAGATTTACTCTTGATGTACCGTTCAATCGCCTGAGAGAGCGTGAGGGCACCGTATGTCGATTCTGTGATGTTTTCGGTCAGTGCCTCTGCTATTTGTTGTTTAACTTCTCGTTTTGTCGGAGCGGTGATGGACTTATATTTTCGTTTTCCGTTCACCATGCCGATAAAGACGGAAGTGTGGTAGTTGCCGGAGGCGGTCTTTTTGATGGATGGCATAAAATCACCTCGACTTTTCAATAAGTATAGTTTAAGATTTTGCTTGTAATAATTTGAAGTATGGTTTATAATATAAGTGTTGTAATTGTTTTTGTTCTTAGAAAGAAATCTTCCTTTCATGCAGATGGGGCTTGCGAATTATCGCAGGCTCTATTTGTTTTTTTGCGAAAAGGATTCTAATAATTGATAATCAATTCGTAAAAAGTGGGTGTTTTTGCGAATAGCTATCCTGCCTCCAGCTCATTCAGCTCAACAGGATCATCATTATAGAAGTGGTCAAGCTCGATGTGTTTTATCTCGTGCTCAACCGCTTCTTTTTGTTTTTGGTCGGGTAGTTTGGAATTGATATAGACGTTGAAGTCGCCGTTATAGTCCGGCAACGTCACGCCGTAGATCGTATGCGGTAAAGGGATATATCTAACAATAATCATTTATTCGTCCTTCCGATTGCTTCAATAATTCTTACTGCTTG